TCAGAATATAATTCACAGTTGTGGAATAATGGAACTGATGCCGGTAAGGAAATGGCAAGAAAGCAGAAACGCAAATTGACCTATATTTCCAACATCTATGTTGTGAAAGATCCTGCAAATCCTGAGAACGAAGGTAAGACTTTCTTATACAAATATGGAAAGAAAATCTTTGATAAACTCACTGCAGCAATGCAACCTGAGTTTGAGGATGAGGAAGCAATCGATCCATTCGATTTTTGGCAGGGTGCTAACTTCAAATTGAAGGCAAAGAATGTTGCCGGATATCGTAACTATGACTCAAGTGAGTTTGCTGCTGTATCACCATTATTAGATGATGATGATGCAATGGAATCAATCTGGAAGAAAGAAGCATCACTCTCTGAGTTTGTTGCCCCAGATCAGTTCAAGACATATGATGAACTTAAAGTTCGTTTAGAGTATGTTCTTGGAAAGAGAGGTGCAAAACCAGTAGATCAAGATCCAGAGGTTGAGGAAGAGTATGAAACAACTCCAGTCGCAGAGACAAGAGAAACAGTTTCATCTGTCTCTTCAAGTTCAAGTGAAATTGAAGACGATGATACACTATCGTATTTCCAACGACTTGCTGAAAATTAAAACACTTGGGAGGGCAACCTCCCTTTTTTTATGGCATGGATATATTTAAATTCTCTGTTTGAATCGTTGTGTCATTTATAAATTGTGATGACTTTCCATATATCATAATATCTCTGAAATCATTTAAAAACTCTTGTAAGAATTGTTCCTTAAGAACAAATATAAATCTCTTATCATCATTTAATCTTGTTTCGTGCACATAGTTTGTAATCCCAGTAGAGACGCTAGTTCCAGATTTAGTAACATAGGTTGCCAGTGTGTTGTCATAGTATTTTACACTGAAACTTTCGTTAACTCTTTTTCCTTTAGGGAGCACAAGATGACCTTCACTATCACGAATTTCTTTCGTTTCATAATATCTCATATCATTTAAAGCAGTTCCGTACTTTCTGACTGAAAAATCATAGATTTCAGCACTATTCAGAGGCCATTCATCACGAATATTAATTATACCTGCACAAGTTATCACAACCCAATCTAATTCTGCTGACCCATATAAATCTTCTGCAACATTATCTGGTCGATCTCCCATTGGGATTTCATACTTATCAAATATAGTTAATGTATTTTGAAGATCTTCTCTTAGTTTAACTCTACGAAAGAAATTCTTAACCTCTAAAAACTCAAGAGATGAATTTTTATCACTTAAAAATGATGGATATTTTATTATAGGTAATTCTCTAAAATATGACATTAGAATCCTACTCCGTCTGCGTCATCATAATCAACATCATAAATTGGTTCTAACTCTTTAAATGTAAGATCCATTGTCATTGATACTGGTGTGGCATCATCATAAGTTGCATACACACCTTCACTTGTATAGTTTACTGATATATTTGTTAAGAAACATTGTTTGAATTTATGTAAAAATGGGTGATCACTGTTACCCTTACGATACCTTAATTCAAATACATTCGGTGTCTTAAGAAAAACACCTGATCCTCCGATCGATCCTGTTCCCTTTGTTTTTGGTGCCATATTTAATTTAAATGATCTGATGATATTTTTACATTCTCTTGCTTCTGCTGCACTGCGAGGTGTCATCTTAAATGAAAAATTAAAACTCCTCAATGTGGGGCCATTGAAAAGTAATTCCATGTTGGGATTGAATATATTACCTGTCTGTCTTGCTAATAACTGACCTGTTGATACATTACCACCTAATACACCTAAAGCAGCAGATGTTGCTTTTGCAGTTGTAAATTGTTTTGCTGCATCCATTAAAGATGAATCAGTTCCAATAGCATTTTTAATATCTTTAGTCATATTTGCTATTGAATTTTTCGCTTCTTCTGGTTTTTTTTGCACAGCTTCACTAGCTGCTGTACCTGCTCCCTTTATTGTGGATCCTATGACACCAGCAGCAGCACCAATCAGAGTATTCATTTTACTCTCACCGTAATCAACTGCGTTACCATCTTGAATATTAGATGGCATTTGGAGAATTATATTACCTAATATATTTTTTGCCTTATCTTTAGTTCCTTGTGGCCCGATACGACGAGATCCGGGTGATCCAACTAAACTTCCACTACTTATTTGCTTTACACTTTGATACTCTACTATCGTAAAACTTAAGTAGTCAGTAGTCTCCGTCAGGGCTTCTAACGGATACCGAAACCCTCCTGAGTTAAATCTTTCTCTTAATCTACCGAAAACCATATTACTTTTTTAACTATTTAGACGCATTTTACCAAAAGGTAAAGCCTGAAGGTCTGTAATCTCTTCAGGATATACACGATATGTGCTTCCCACTATATTTGAGAAGGAGTATGATCGTGCTTCGCCATGATGAAAATTAGTTCCACGAAATCCCCAAGAGTAGACATCAGTGACTGCAACTAGAGGGTTAGCATCATACCTACCAGTTGATGTCGGTTGATATGAAAAAACAAAAAACTGACCTGCTTGTGGAGCAGAGGCAGTGTCATTTACGACTTCTTGGATTTCGATCATCAATTCATCAGGATCCTCAATCCCAATCAGACGATCTAATACTGGACTAATACGATTCATTTGATTCCGAGTTCATCTTCTGTCATCACCTTAAATTCATAAAAACGATCCTTACAATATTCAACAGCTGCATGCCATTTTGCTTGGTTGCGAGCATATTCATACGCTTCACGAAGGTATCCTTTTGTTTGTCTTTTTGGTTTGACGGGAGGTTTAAGTTGTTTCTTTGGTTTGACTTCGATAATATACTTTTTGATCTTACCGGTTGTCTCTCTTAGTTTAACATAAAAATCTGGAAAATACCTATGCACTCGATTATCAATCGGAGAGCGATATGGTATCGCAATTTCTTCACTACCCCATTCAACTATATTCTCACTTAAATCACAGAAAACCATGAATTTTCTTTCCCAAAGGGATCGATAAATGATATTTGATGGATTACCTTTGTACTTTTGGGGGTACGATGGTGAATATCTCCCTTTATATGACATAAATATATAAAAACAAAGTCATATAGGTATTTAGTGTGTCACTAGTACAAAAAATAACAATGACGGATGCCAAACTAAAATTTGGCAACTTATCATTAAATAATCAATATCAAGTTCACTTCGCTGGATTCAATACGAGTATTGTTAATTACTTGAGAAACAATCTGGGTATATTAAATGCAGATGATTTTATCTCTCGTGAGATGGGAATCATGTGTTTTGATGCTTCACTACCAGCAAGTGCTTTAGCTACTGCAGAGGTGAAGGATAATTTTATGGGAGTTCCTCAAGAGTTTGCTCACTCAAGATTATATACTGATATCGATTTTTCTTTCTATATTGATAAAGACTATACGTTACTTCGTATATTTGAGGGGTGGATGGATTACATCACCAGTGGTGCAGAGACAGAGGTTGAGGATCTACAAAAACCATTTTATCGTCGAATGAGATATCCTGATGACTATAAGGTGTCATCAATGTATATTTCAAAGTTTGAGAAAAACTTGGATCGTGCGTTAACATATCAGTTTATCAATGCATTTCCAAAATCAATTACTCCAGTGCCTGTAACATATGGATCGGCCGATTTACTAAAAGTATCTGTTAGTTTCAATTATGATCGATATATCGTGAATAGGAAGAGAAGACAACCAAGTATTCTTTCGTCTATATTTAATTTATTTTCAAGTGCTGAATCAACTCCAGAGAAATATAATTCAAACAAACCTAAGACAGTAGACACATAGTAAAAAATACTGTATAATACATTATAAATAAAGCACTGAATAAAATATCATGCCATTACCAAAAATTAATACCCCAACTTATGAATTGACATTACCTTCTAATAATAAGAAAGTAAGGTATCGTCCATTTCTTGTTCGTGAAGAAAAGATACTTGTTCTTGCGATGGAGTCAGGAGATCAAAAACAAATCACTGATGCCATTGTTGAAATAATTAATGATTGTTTACTAACAAAAAATGTAGATGTTTCAAAACTTCCTACTTTTGATATTGAATATCTGTTTCTTAATGTAAGATCAAAGTCTGTTGGGGAGACTGTTGAAGTGAATGTAACTTGCCCAGACGATGGTAAAACCACTGTCGAAACATCAATTAACATAGATGACATCAAAGTTAAGAAAGATAAGGGTCACAAGATGATTATCAAACTAGATGACAAATACTCAATGAAATTGAAATATCCATCTATTGATCAATTTATTGAAAATAACTTTGATTTTGACAACGCTGAGACAAATGTTTCTCAAGCCCTTTCGATGTTATCAACTTGTATTGATATGATTTATGATGAGGAAGAAAGTTGGGATGCATCAGAAAGCACGAAGGAAGAATTAGGTGAATTTATCGATCAACTTAATACAAAACAATTTAAGGAAGTTGAACAGTTTTTCAAAACTATGCCTAAGTTGACTCATACTTTAAAGGTTAAGAATCCTAAGACCGATGTTGAATCTGAAGTAGTATTGGAGGGACTGGTCAGTTTTTTCAGTTAGGTATGGCTCATATGAGTCTAGAGTCATACTATAAAGTAAACTTTGCATTGATTCAGCATCATAAATACTCTTTGACAGAGATAGAAAATATGAT